CATTTTTATCCTTTTTCCATTTGTAAGACATAAATTCCCTTTTAAGATTTTGGCTATGAAAGTGAATGTTTATAGGATATGATTTCATTTTTACTATTCCTGCCCATACATCTTTTTGAGCAGGTTTAATATTAAATCCTTGTCGGTAAAGTTCTTCTATTGATTTTGGTTCGGCTGCATCTGCGTAGATGGTTGCTCTTTCAGGCACTTTCTCTTTTATCAATCTTGTTAGGTCGGATAAAGTCAATCCACTTTGATAAATTATTTCCTCAAAGTAGTTTTCGCCTTCGTGATGGGTAACCTTTATTAGTGCAGCTGGATGCACATATCCAAAGTCAAGCCCATAGAATACATCTCCTTCGGGTGCGGTGTCGTATTGTTTCCATTGTGTGTAAATAAGTTCTTTTGCTGCACCTCGTTCTCCTAATCCGTAAACCTTCCACATAAAATCATCAGGCAGGTTCTTATATTGCTCAATGTTTTTTATTTGTGATTCGGATAGGTTAGGCAGGTTGTTTAAGTAGGTAGAATGGATGCGTTTGTTTTCGGGGTTGTCGGCTATCTCGTAAACCCAATTGATAAAGTCAGCAGGATTCCAATCTAAAAATACCTTACCTGTGGTTCGCATTAGTAATTGGTCGTATAAAGTTCTTTTGATTAAGTTAGCCTCGTTTATGAATAAAACATCCCTTGCTGGTCCTCTTGCTTTGCTTTCATCTTCTAATCCAAACAATTCAATGTATGACCCATTGGGGTAAGTGTATATAAAATCGGAAAAGCTAAAGTCATTGTCTTGCCATAAACCCCAATTCTCCATTATGGATTTAAAATCTCTATAAACTCCACGCTTAATATGTGGAAGGGAATGAGAAACAATTGAAATCCTTGTCTTTGGATTGTTGTAGGCTATTTCAATCAGTAACTGAACAATGGAATAAGACTTTGAACTCCTTGTGCCACCTTCATTGCAAATGACAGGATAGCTGCCTTCGTATGCTCTTTTGTTGGCAAAGAATACTGGTGTTGCATTAATCTTCAATTGGTTTGCATCGGTCATCTTCTTGTATTACTATTTGAACGCTACCTTGAATGTTTGCGTTGATGTCGGTTGTTTGTTTTGCTCTGCCTTCTAATCTATCAAGTATCTCCTGATAAGCCCTTAAGTCGGATTTCATTGCCTTTGCAATTATTTTCATATCTAGTTGTTCAGCTATTGTAAACTCCTCATCTTCGCCTGTAACGGGGTTACGCACTTTGGTAACGAGTTGTAATAAACGCAATAGTCTTGTTTTGCTATGTTCAACTCCTTTAGGTTTCCCTGCTGGGTTTCCTGATACTCCTTTCTTAAATTGTCCTATTTCTTGGTTAGGTATTGCCATATCGCCTGTATTTTGCCTGAATTACAAAGGTAATCCGTTCTTTTTGATTATTAAGTTTGGGTCAAGTTTCTTCATTCGGTCAACAATAACTTGGCAATATTTAGGGTCTAGTTCCATACCATAGCATTTGCGTTTAAGTTGATGTGATGCAACCATTGTTGTACCTGTGCCACAAAATAAATCTATAACTGATGATTCTGTAAAATTCTCTATGAATAAACTTGGTAATTGAATGGGAAATGTTGCTTTGTGTATTTTAGCATATTCTTTTCCTTGCCTTGAATTTAATGAAAATATATTATCAATAGTACCCCTAAAATCTCTTTTACCAATAGTTCTTTTAGCTTCATTTGAAAAAATATAAACATATTCAAACCTTGAATTTAATACTTTTCTTGCCATTGCTGGTTCAGCAGTTTGTTTATCCCATATCATAACATCTGCATAAATACTTCTCAAATTGTATAAATGTTCAATTAAAGCAATTTTATTTCCTGATAAACTTTGAATATTAGAAAAAAGATAATCACTAAATAATAAAGCATTTTTAGAATAATTATCTAATAATTCAACATACTCATTACTTGTTTTATTATCATTATCATTTAAATATTTTTGCTCATTTCCATTTGGTGTTTTTCCAACATTATAAGGTGGAGAACTAAATGTTATATCTGCCTTTTGTCCGTTCATTAGCTTTGCCACTTGGTCGCTATCTGTACTATCCCCACAAAGCAATCTATGTTCGCCTATCTCAAATAAATCCCCTAATACTATATCGGTTTCAGTTCCGCCATCAGGTACTGCAAAGTTATCATCTTCGGCTTCTAAATTGTTTACATCAAAGTTTGGTATGTCTAATCCCCAATCAGTAAGTTCCTGTGCATCCCAATTGTTAGCAAGGTCATCCCAATCCCACTCTCCATATCCGACATTGTCTTTTACAATAAATTCCTTTTTCTTTTCCTCGCTTAAATTGTTAGCGTGTATTACAGGAACATCAGTCATTCCAGCTTCAATACAAGCCTTTAATCTCATATTGCCACCTAAAACCATATTGTTTTCATCAATGACAATTGGTCGTAGTTCAAGCATTTGGGGGAAATCTTGAATTGACTTAACAAGTTGTTTAAACTTAATATCCTTTATAATTCTTGGATTGTTTGGGTTTGGTTTGATTTCGTTGATTAACATTATCGGTTCTTTGTTGGTGTTCTAATTGATGCAGTTTGTGGCACTTCTTTAATTTTTAAGTTATTAACCCCCAATTTTGTGTTACACATAGAGCAGGTAACATTCTTTTTTGGTAGTTCGGATTTCCAAACATAATATTCCATTATGCAACCACATTTGCACTTGTATTCTCTTTTACAAAATGTATCTTTCATTATCCTTGTCTATTGTATGGTTTTGTTGGTTTGTCTTTCGGTCCGTTACTTTTTTTGTACTTACCTTTTTTTCTTGTGCCAAAGTTTACCTTTCCAGCTGCGTTAAGTTTCGCCATTATTTATACTTTTCTATTAGTTCGTTTAATTCAGTCCTTGACCATTTCTTTATGAGCCTGTGTTGGCTTTCAAGGTGTAAAACCATTCGTTCGCCTATTTTATCAATTAGGTTTCTGCGATATCCTATCAGGTGAAATTGGTCAAAGCCATTGCAGGATTTACATTCTCCGTTTACGTTGTACTCATCAAACCTTAATGCTGAACTACCCTTGACAGGAACATAATGCCCAGCATCCATACTTTCATAATCTCTAACTTGACCGCAACTAATACAAGTAAAATATCCATCTTGACTGTCTCTAGTCCTAATGTAGCGATTAAATATTTGTTGAGCCTTTGCGGTTAATCTTGGAATTGATTGTAAAGCCATAATGCAAAATTAGGGTTTTATAGTACGAAAAACAACTATTCGGTCTTTATGGGTAAATCGTTTCTTATTGACTGGGTTTAAGGATTGTTTGATTTGGTATTCATTTACACCTGTTATTCTTTTTGCGTAGGATATTGATTTAAATATTATTTCTTGTTTATTGTCTAGGTATATCATTCTCACAGGCTGCGAATTCTCTGCTCCGTTCATATATTTTTTTTATAATGTACATATTGTAGATTTATTTCTAATTAGATGTTTTGGAATCAATATTGCTCTTTTTGATTTTATATCTCCTTTACCAATAAATGTAACTGCCTTTAATTCGTTCCAAATTATTAAATCTTTTATTTCAATTGGTTTTAAAATCATTAATTCAATATCATCATAAAATATCCAAAAATCCGATTTTGTAGTAAATAATGCAGATGGCTTATTAAACATTTCTATTTCTACTACAATATTTCCTGTTTCGTTACTTTTTTTATCATATTTTATTTCAATTTTTAAATTACATTCAGGTATATAAATATCACATTCTTTACAATATCCTTGTATTTTATATGCTTTTGGATACTTTTTTTTAATAAAATCAAGTATTAAATATTCTTTATTTTCACCTATTTTAAGGTCATTTGTAAAGCTAGATGTGTATTTCATCTAAATAGTCGTTTTAATTCGTAGTACAAATCAAATGTTACCAATATGGTAATGGCAAGGATAAAGCCTATAAATATCCTTGTAAATTCAATTGTCAGTTTAAATAATTCTTTCATAGTTGGTTATTATAGTGCATCATTAAAGAATATTTTTTGCATTGCTGGGTCATTGTTTCATCGTTAATTAACATATCATTTGCTTTTTTCGCCTGTGCCAAAAAGAATAATCTAACTTTTGCCTTTATATCATCTCCTTGTTCTTTGGATATTTTAATCATTTTGCGTTTCCACATATAATCAAATACTTGATGGTTAATAAACCTAAAGTCTTTTCTAGTTGATTTATCCCACCATTCCTTTTCATCCTTAATAGCTTGTTCTTCATCTATGTAGTTGTGAGCAGTTGGCTCAATCTTTGGTTCAATCTTTTGCCTTACTTGTACTGCTATCTTTTTGTATTCAGCCATTACATCGCCAAAGAATTTAGGACTAAATGAACCATAGTTCCTATCTACATCCAAACGACCTAAAACATAAAGTTCAAATGCTGCACCTAATTCCTTTAGTTTAAATATTCCGTAATTCTTTAGTACAAAGTCAACTAGGAATTGAAATTCAGGGCTTGTGGGTGGAACTGCACCGCTTAACTGAATACAGGTTTTTAAGTGTTCAGCTACTTCAATGCTGGAACATTTTGATATGTGCATTGTTTGTAAGGCATCATAAATTTTAATCTCACTTTGGTTCAATGTATTTAAGATTGGCAAGGTTTGTGAAGTTACGCTCACTGACATTGGGTTTATAACTTGTGGTAGCATTTCGGATAATGATTTCATCGTTAAAAGATTTATTGTTTAAATATGTGGTTGGGTCTTTACGGAATGTTTTATCAGGGGTTGAATTAACATACTCTTGTACTATTTTTAAAGCTAATTGCTTTTCATCATTTGTCAAAATATTCCATTTACTAATGGCTTTTTCTTTACTAATCTTTTTATCATAAATATTCCACCATTCATCAAACGCACTATCTAGTATATTTACTTTAATTACTTTCCTTTCCTTTATTTCCTTTCCTTTACTTTCCTTTATAGCATTGCCTTCGCATTGCGATTGCATTGCGTTCGCATTAGTCCATCTCTTATGTGCTGATTCTCTTGCCTTTACGCTTTTACTATCTCGTTCATCTATTCGTTTTTGTACGGATAAACTGCCAAATGTATCTCCTTCAAAGACAAATAAATCAAAGTCTTTTATAATGCTTTCTATTAATAAAACATCCACTCTAAAATCATACGCAATGCCTTCGTAATCCGTTCGCAATGCGTTCGCATTATTGTATAAATCTTCTATGATTGCCCAAAATAAACCATAGCCAATAAATCCGTGTTTTCGTAGAAGGAATTTAATCTTTTCATCATTCCGACTATTATAGTCGTGTGAAAAGTAAAATGTGTCTTTTGACATAAAATAAAAAAGCCCTCGGAATTGCTGGTAGTAAGAGTACCAACGCATCTTCGGGCAATGAGTTTTGAATAGAATCTCTTACATTCTTTTACAAAGATAATCTAATTTACCTAAAATGGCAAATCTTCAGCATCTTCTAATTCCTGTTTGTTTTGGGCAAACTCTTTTTTAGCTTCCCAAACATACTCCTTACCATTTCCGCAATATTCCTTTTTGGCTTTCTCTGCCCTTTCAGTTGCGGTTTGTCCGTTATAAACTGTGTGAGAATTTTCAAACTTATCTAACTCTTTACGTTTCTCTACTACAATAGTAGCGTAGTGATTTCCGTTTTTGTGCTGGGTAAATTTGATGTCCTCTTTTTTTAGATTTAATACTATCATTTTATTTGTTTTGGTGTTTATTAATTTGTTCTTCTTCTATTTGGTTTTCGGTTTCTATGTCCTTTTGTATTTCTTCTTCTTCATCTTCTTCAAAGTCGCAATGCTCAAGGCATTCAGGACAAATGCCTATTTCTTCCATATCGGTTTCTGCTCCGCAGCAAGTACTAAATCCCATATTAATTGTTTTTAGATTTGAAATAATTTAATTCCTCGTGTTTAATATCCAAAGCCAATCGCAACGCAACTTTTAATGTTTGTAAAACGTAATTATCTTTACTTAAAGTTGTGGCTTCTATTTCGGTTATTGATTTGTTTAATTGACCAATCATCAAGTCAATGCTAGGATATTCATTCATAGTTTTCGTATTGTTCGCTAAAATCACTCATTCGCATAAATGGTTTTGGCTGGGTTAATAATGGGGTTAACATTTCAGGATAGTGTTTTGCCTTGTATTCCTTTAGTTTGGCTTTTGCTTTTCTAATTTCGGTTAAATACTCATTTTTCCAAAATCTATGGCAAGATTCAAACTTCCACTCATAGTAAGCAACATTATCCCTTAATTTTTCAAGTTTACTGTCTATCATAAAGTTGATTGTTTGGTTTTAAATATTTCTTTTAATTCAAAGCTATTGTTTACTAAATCCATATTGTATGAATATAGCGTTTTAAGTTCCGTTTTTGATACGCAAAGGTCAACTGCTAACTCTACATCCAATTCAGTAAGATGTGCCTTTAAATAGGCTGATTCATCGGCTTGTTGCATTTCCTCGCTAGTGTATATCCCTGACAAATCCTGTGGGTATGCTTTTCTCAAAGCTAATGCCTCTGCAACCTTACCCAGCATTATATGTGGTTTTGCCCATAAGCCCATAGGTTTGCCATCCTTATCAAATTGGCAATACTCTGCTAAATAAGCAACTCCGACTGATGCCTCAAAACGAATGTCATTGTGAAATCTAAATACTGAAATCTTACACGAAATCAATACCCCATTTTCATAAGTAAATAATGGTTCGGATTGTCCACCATAAGTTCCTGACCTTTCCGCTATCACACGGAATCCATCAATGGATGTTTGAATGGTCATTCTTTTACCGCCTTTACTCCAGCGGTGAATACAATAAATTTGCCTTGAAAGTGCATCAAGCCCTGTGCGTTGACATTGATACAGGAAAAGTTTAAGTTCCTCTTGGGTTGCTTCAGGTGCAATTTGCGACCTGATTAACTCAATTTGCTCCTTTGTGTAAAGGATTTTGTTTGTTTGTTTTTCTACTTGATTGTTCATAACTAATGGTTTAGGATGTGAAATTAATACTTTGTTTGTTAATAACCAAATTAAATTAATATATTAATGTTAATAAGGTCTTTTTCTAGGCTATCATCGTATGGGTGGGTAATGTCGTTTTGGATGCAAGTAATTGAATGAATAACTGTTGTGTGGTCTCTATTCATAACCTCACCAATGTCGCTTAATACCATCCTTGCCTTTGTTCTTAAAAGGAACATTATTACTTGTCTAGGTTTGACTATTTTACGCTTTCTGCATTTCCCTTTGATATCTTCTATTGATACCCCATAGTAATTGGTAACTGTTCTTAATATATCGTTAGCCAATTGTTCCTTTTCGCTCTTGCTCATCCGCTGCTTTAGTACGCTGGGTACTATCCAATAATTCATTTAATTCAATTTTAAGTTTGGTAATTTGTTTCCTTAACATCTCGTTCTCTAGTTCCAAGATGTATATTTCTCGCATCATATTGCTTTTAGTATTATCTATATAACTCATTGTATTCTATTTACAGGTAAAATAAAATTCTCGGTTATGTCGTACAATTCAACAACCAACCAATAATAAGATTTAAGGATTCTTTTTTGTACATCGTTTAATTCGGCTAATCTTATCAGGTAATTGTTTTCGTGGGTAAATAAACGGACATTGTCAAAGTTCCCAGCTGCCCTCCATTCTGCTAATAAACCCTCCTGTCTTGCTTGTTCGCTTTGTGCCTTTTTAAGTAATTCAAGTAAACAGGTGGCTCTTTGGTGTAGTTTTAATTGTCTGCCTTGATAGTCTAGTTTCATAGTTTATAGTTTTTCGTAATAAAGTTGAACAATAATTGATACTAATTTGCTTGGTGCTAAATACATTTTCTTTGCTTCGGCATCCACTTTCTTTTTGATTGATTCAGGTAATCTAATGCAGACTACCTCTTTTTTTTCTACTTTCATTATTTGGGTTTAAATGTTTTGTAAATAAGCACACATCATAAATGCAACGACTAAAATAACGATAGCCTGAAAGTTGCGGTTTTGTTCTTTGTTCATAGTTTATAATTTAATGATTGATAAAATAATTTGATTGTTTGCAAGGTCAATGGTGCGAAATTTCACAAGGAAAAATCGTGTGCCATCAATCTCATAGTCAAGGTAGATATTGTCTCCACCTTGTGCGATAAACTGCCCATTGTAAGGGTAAAAGTTGTTGTCATAGATTAATACAGGTTTCATATTGTTTTGTTTTTTGGTTTAAAATTTGTGCGTTGGTCAGCCGCACCCCTGACTTTTTGATGGGTTATAAAAAGTTATATTCGCCATTCCATCTAGGGGAAGATGGGTCCGAATCATTATAATAAGCAGCATCCATAGCCTTTTCCGCTTCAAACATATTATCATAAGCAACTTCACCTGACCTTGAATATCCATTCCAGCCTTTCAATTTATTTCCACATTCGCTAACCCTTTTTTGTGCTTGTTGCATTTCAGTTAAAACAACAGGCATTTTAAACCAATCTTGAGCTAAAAGCCAATTTTGATAAGAAGCTGGAGTGCTTAAAAATTGCAATCCTTTGTACTTGCCGAATTTTAATGTAAAATTTTTCATAACTAATGGTGCAGTTTATATGGAGTGCCTCTCCCTTTGTTTTACAAATATATAAACAATTACAATACTACCAATAAATTATATAAATTATTATTGTTAAAGTTATGTTAAAGTATTTTATCGCTCATAAATGAGCCGATTGTCGCTCAAATACGGCTCAAAGTTGCCTTATTGGGTAACTTTTGTGATTGATAAGTTCGCTATTAGTAAACTTTTGCCTGAATTTTTCCGAAAAACCTATGCAGATTTTACAAAGTTTGTAACAAAATGATGAGTAATTCTGTTAATTGTTGTAACATTATTAGGGCAGATATGTTACTGATTTATATAGGATTGTAACAAAATTTGTTAATTGTTTAAATTGGGCTTGTTAAATGTCGGTAGTAATACTACCCTAATAGCAAAAGATGTAAACTATGCAAGTTTTGATAGTAACATATAGATATTGTTATTTTACTTTTAAAGGGCAAAGTATATTAATCTAAAAATATCTTTAATGTTCGCTTACCATCCTGATAGCACAATTCTATTGAATTAAAATCGCCTAACTCTTTGTATAGGGTTAATATCCTTCCTGTTGGCTTATCGTTTTTAGCGTGGTTGATTATTTCCAGCCTTGTTATTTCTATATCCTTTTGTTTAGGTATTGTATTGTCCATATTATTATGTTTATTACAAAATTATTACTTTACTCAATGGAATGAGTAATTTTACTCAATGCACTTCATAATGTGCATTTAATGACGCATTTTGCAACCATTAGTGTCATATAAGGCACTTTATGGTGGATATTAGGCACAAAAAGGGCGGCATTGTAGAAACAAACCGCCGAACCATTAGTCTATGAGTAACAAATATACATAAAAAACCCCTAGCTTTTTACACTAGGGGACCAAACTATGAATCACAAACCAAACAACCTAAATTGAACCATCCTGTAACGGCTCATCGTTAGTATCATCTACTCTACGATAACCTTCACTCCACAGGACTTTGGTCAAAGTTATTGATTTCTTAATAATTGCTAATTCACTATCAGTTGGGTTAAGTATATGTAATGCCTCGTGTATTAATATTTCAAAATGTTTCTTGCCCTTTAGTCTTGGGTCAAGATAAATAATACCATCACTTTCAGCAATGCCGTGTGCCTGTTCCCTACCAAGTTTCTTGTATATTATTTTAATTCTCACGATTTTAATATTGCTTCATCAGGTCTATCAACTTCAGTTACTTTAATCCTTTGCCCACCTCGTATTTTAGCTAACATTCTTGTAACGGAATCAACTTCGCTTAACATCTCCTGATACTTTTTAACCAACCAGCTTTCTTGCTCGTTTAAAGTTAGCTTGTTCCAATTTTTAGGCATTTTCATTTTATTTATCTGTTTTCGTGTGCATAGTATGACAAGTCTTGCATTTTAACTGAATTCTTTTTAAACCTGAAGATAATGTCCTTCTATTATTTATTACAATATCATCACTTCCACATTCAGGGCAGCTACCTTTATCTTGTCCAAAGATAACTCCATAATGTGTTTTTGGTGGAATATGATTTCTTAATGCCTTAAATACATTTTCTAATAATGTTACATCCTTTTTGCAGTACTTAATCATCTTTTCCATTGCCACCTTATCTTTCTTTAAAAGTATATCCTTCCAAAGTGAATATTCGGTTTTAATCTTTTGCCCTAACCCTAAAAAGTCTGCTATATAATTTAAACGATTTGAATTAAATCTAAACTTTGACCTTGCTATTTTTAAGGTGTCAATAGTTACATAAGCTGGGAACATTTCAATCTTATGGAATAAGCATCTTGTCCTTATCCACGCCAAGTCAAACTTGTCTCCATTATGCCCAACCATTTCATTTGATAAATTTGCTACTTGTATAAACTTTTGTAGCATTGCCTTGTCATTCTGCTTTGAATCCCATTGCAAAGAATGAACCTCTTTTTCTTCTTCCCATTTATAACATATACATATTATGGCTCGTTCTTGTATAATGTTTGAAACATCAATGTTCTTTTTATATCCAGCTTCCCAAAACAATCCAATGTTTGGCGAAGTTTCTATATCAAAGAATAATCGCCTACGCTTTGTTTTAAGCGTGTTGGGAGTTGACATATATTTGTGTTTATTGTTTCTTTGTTTCTGCTAAAGTAAAATCCCTTATATCCATTTGCTAAACCGCACAAACACTTATTTACATAAGCTAAAGAAACTCCACATAATTTAGCAGCATCCAATGGAAAATCACACTCGTATCTTAAATTTTTATTACTATCTATTATATATATAACCCCTCTATATTTTGGATTGTTTTTCCCTATCCCTTTACCAACTTTAGATGCAATC